AAATATACTTATGGCTACTAAATCTCAAATGCAGGATATCTTTGATAAGTATCGCTACGATCCGTCGATAGTGAAAAAGTCTAAGACTTGGTTCGAACAACAGGCACTGTTGTTGAGCAAGAAACGCATCACCCCACAAATGGTGATTAATAATGATCCAGCAAATGTAAAAAGCCCAAATTCAATTATGCCTGGAAAAATGTATATGTTTTTCTATGATCCAAAATTGAAAGCAGAATTGCCTTATTACGATAAGTTTCCATTGGTGTTTCCATTTAGAAAAATGGAAGATGGGTTTATCGGTTTGAACATGCACTACCTTCCACATAGACTAAGAATTATGCTGATGGACAGGTTAATGATATTCGCAAACAATGACAAGATGGACGCTACAACAAAATTGCGTTATTCTTGGGCATTGATCGATGGCGTATCTAAATTCAATTTAGCCAAGCCATGTGTTAAGAGATACTTAACAAATCACTTAAAATCTCAGTTGGTAAATGTACCAGCAGATGATTGGACAACTGCGTTAATGCTTCCTGTAGAAAGATTTACTAAAGCATCTAAAGAATATGTCTGGTCAGAATCTAGGAAGAAGATATGAAAATTAGCGACTTCGTTTCGTCTATGGGTAAAGGAATGGCAAGAACAAACAGATTTTCTGTTATTCTATCAATGCCAACTGCAGTTACCAAAGGCGCAACCGCTGGGAGAACAGAATTTAAAAATCTGTTATTGTTCTGTGACCAAGCCCAATTACCTGGACTTACAGTAAACGCAACGCCAATTAGAATATTTGGTGAAGTAACAGAAACACCGACAGAATATAATTACGAACCAATTAATCTTTCGTTCTATGTTGATAGAAAAATGCATGTAAAAGCATGGTTCGATGATTGGATTAAAATGATTCAAAATGGAAGTCAAAGAACATTTAAATACTACGACGAGTATGTTTGCCCACAGATGCAAATTTTGGTTCAAGACACAAAAGATAGATCAACATATCAAGTAAATCTATATGAAGTATGGCCAAAAAGTATTGGCGCAATTCAAATGGATTATGCTTCTAAGGACATTATGAAATTATCTGTGACATTACAGTATAAGTATTGGAGATATATTACTGTAGATGATGCTAGAGAAAACATTAAAGAACAGTCTGAATTAAGTAAACTTACAGGAATTCCTGAAGAGTATTTTTCTAAATTCAATTCTTTCCAAAGTGATTTGTCTGGGGCAATTTCATCAAGACTTAATAGCACATATTTGCTTGATTCTATAAGAGGAACAAATCAAGGTGTGTCTGCAGAACAATCGCTCGCTAGTGGCGAATCTATTATACCGTAAAGGAGTTTAAAATGGCAGAAGAACAAAAGAAAAAAGACGAAGATTGGATGCAGAAGAAGTGGCGTCCAGCTATGGGCTGGATGTACATGGTTGTATGTTTCTTTGATATGGTTATCTTCCCAATTCTTTGGGCATTGGTACAAACTATTCAACACCAAACATTGGTTCAGTGGAATCCTTTAACATTACAAGGTGCTGGATTATTCCATGTCGCCATGGGTGCTGTTCTAGGTATCGCTGCGTTTGGTAGAACTCAAGAGAAAATCGCAGGGAGCGCAACAAATGTCACACCAAGTACTACCCCACCAGCAGCGCCATCCTTCGGAGCAGGCATGCCAGCAACATCTAGCGCACCTACAACAGGATTCGGTTCCGCAATTGGTTCCCCAACTCCAGCAGCAGGTGGTTTCGGTGGAGCAGGATTCTCAAAACCAGCAACAGTAACTTCTGGCGCAGGAACAGGATTCGATTTTGGCGCAGGTTTACATCCCGATGATCCACCAACTCGTAATACTAGAAACGACTAATAATGAAAATTGATGATAATTTGAGTGAGATCTTTAATATGACTCCGATTGAAAAGGTGACAGGTGAATTGATTGTCGCTGAAACTGGAGAAATTTTACAATCGCAAGAGCAAAAGATTGAATCTGATTACGATAAAACCAGAGCAAATCTTTTGGATCTTTTAGCAAAAGGTGAAGATGCTCTAACAACTGCTCTGGCTGTTGCGAAACAGTCTGAGCATCCAAGAGCATTTGAAGTTGTTGGAAACTTAATGAAACAAGTGGCAGATATTAATAGTCAGCTTATGGATTTGCATCAACAGAAACAGAAAATTGATGAACCAAAAGGTGGCGCAAAAAGTGTTACTAATAATGCTATCTTTGTAGGTAGCACAAGCGAATTGAACAAATTGATTGATAAGATGAATAAGGGGAATTGAGTTATGTCATTACCAATGATGAGGACACCTTTGTATTCTGTAAAGATTCCTTCTACAGAACAAAAGGTAACATTTAGACCATTTTTAGTTAGAGAAGAAAAAGCATTACTGTTGGCGCAGCAAAGCGAAAGTGTTGAGGTTATGACCAATACACTGAAAGAAATTATTACAAACTGCGTTACAGAAAAGGTTAATTTTGATTCTTTGGCAGTTTTTGATATTGAATATTTGTTTACACAAATTAGAGCAAAATCTGTTGGAGAAACAGTCGATTTAGTTTTTACATGTCAACATTGTGACCAAGAAAAGAATAAAGTTAAATTACCTATCGACTTAACGACTATTGAAGTAGTTAAAGATCCCAACCATACAAACAGAATACATTTGTTTGATGAGTGTGGTGTTATTATGAAGTATCCTAATTTGGAAACATTCAGAAAAGCAGATGGTAAAGAAGAAGATATTAATGCTGTTATGGAAGTTATTATAGACTGTATAGATTCAATCTATAATGGCGACGAAGTATTTTATGCCAAAGAACAAACAAGAAAAGAACTTGAAGATTTCGTTATGAATTTAACCAAAGAACAATTCGATAAAATTGAAGAATTCTTTGTTAGCATTCCAAAATTTAAAAAAGTTATAGAATTTGATTGCCCAGCATGCTCTGCGCATAACGAAACAACTTTGGAGGGAACAGCCAGTTTTTTTTAATAAATCTCAGTCATGAGTCGTTGGCTAACTATTATAAAACCAACTTCGCTCTAATGCAATATCACAAGTATTCTCTGACTGAGATTGAAGATATGATTCCTTTCGAAAGAGAGATTTATGTTGCGATGCTGGTCGAATTCTTACAAGAAGAAAAACAAAGATTAGAGAGAAACAAATAAAATGACAATGCAAGAACTTCTTAAATTGCAAGCTGCGATGACAGAGAAAAACACTCTGTCCATCAATTTAAACACGCATGCAGCTAACGACCTGAAGGTTGATGTTAAGAAGTTATCTGAAACTCAGATTAAAGCAGCGAATGACGAAGAATATAAAAAGAAACGCGAAGAGCAAGTAACGGATAGTCTAAAGCAATTAAATGCTACGATCAGAGAAGCAATCAAAGGTGGACTTGGCGCAGCAACAGCAGCAAGAATTAATGAAAACGATTCATCAAGACAAGATGTTGCTGGCGCAAATAGCAAACTAAGAGAGTTACTTTTAGGTGGTAAAAAAGGCGACGAACAGGTACAAAGTATAACTGGTATCCGTGGCGCATTAGATAAGTTTCTTGGTAAAAGAGAAGAAAAAGCAGCACTCAAGAAAGAGAAAAAAGAATTCGTTGAAGGTGCTCTTGGTAATGATAAACGAGCAATTGCTTTGAAGAATCTAAAAGGCGAAGATTATGCTAGAGCTGATGCTGAGAAAAGATTCGAAGAAATCAAAGCAAAAGAAAAAGAAATAGCAGAAGCCCAAAGAAGAGTTGATGCTTCTAAAGCAGCTGGATATGCGCCAAAGAAAAAAGATCTAGAAGCAGTAGACAAGGGAACAAAAGAACTTGCTACTATGGATCCAAGAATGAAATCAACTCTAACTAGAACTGCTCAAGAAGAAGCGCAAGAGTTTGACAAGAAAACCAAAATAGATACAGTAAAAGCGCAAGCTGATGAAGTTACCTTAGAACGAGGTATCGGTAAGTCTTTAATAGACTCACTTGATATTCAGAAACAACAACTCGCAGCATTACAACAACTTGTTGAACTTGGTGGAACAGGTGGCGGAGCTGGATCTGGTTCTAGTATTGGAGATATGGCATCCACAGCAGCAGATATGATTGGTGAGGGTGGCAAAAAAGGTGGTAAGATGCTCGGAAAAGCAGGTAAATTCTTAGCCAGAAATGCTGGTAAGATAGGTGCTATCGGAGCAGTTGGTATGGGAGCATATGAAGCATACACTGGTTATAATGATGCTGAAGAGGCAGTTAAGCGTGGAGAAATAACCAAAGAAGAAGGACAGGTTAAAAAGGGTGAAGCAGTTGGAGGTGGTGTTGGAGGAGCAGGTGGTGCTCTTGCTGGCGCAGCAGCAGGTGCCGCAATTGGTTCTGTGGTTCCTGTCGTTGGTACTGCTATCGGAGGTTTAGTTGGTGGCGCAATCGGCTATTGGGGTGGCTCTAAAGCTGGCAGTGCTATCGGTGGCGCAGGTGTTAAAGCAGCACAAGGTTTCCAGGCAGGAGATACAGTTGCTTATGATGAGATGGGCAATCCTATCGGTTCTGCTCCAACATCTTCTGAGAAAATAAGTACTGGTTCTAAAACAAATGAAGCATTGAAAGTTAAAAATACTTCTGGTCCAACTGTTGTTAATGCTCCAACAACAATTAATAATAACGGCAGTAAGGGTGGTTCAGTTGACATTAGATCACCGCTCCGTAATCAAGAATCAAGCGTAAACAGCTACATCCAAAATCGCTACGCATAAAAAAAGGGATCCGAAGATCCCTTTTAGTTTAGTCTTTGACTAATTATGCTTCGTCAGCAATTTTCTGGAAATAAGACATGACATCTTCGTCATCGTCATTAATCTCAGGTGCTTTAGAAACTGTTACTGGCTTAGATGCTACAGTAGTGGTAGTTGACTTTGGAGCAACATAGTCATCATCTTCAGACAAAGCTGCAGCTGACTTAATAGGTGTTCCTTCACCATCTAACACATCTGAGAGTTTCTTAGACAAGTCTTCAAAAGATTTGAAGTTTTTACGATCCAAGAACTCAGACAACTTATGAGATTTGTTTAGAATCTCAACCATCTTTTCTTCATTCCCACCTGCCAATTCAGAAGGATCCATAAAAGTCGATTGGTCGTAGTTAGCATAACCATCTACCTTACGCATACGCAACTTAAAGTCTGCGCCTTCGAACGGATCGAATACATTTACTGGCTTCTCGTCTTCAAAAGTTGGGCGAGCCTTATCCATGATTTTATCAAAAATTTTCTTACCGAACTTGAACAAGCGAACTTGTCCTTCATTCTCTGGATGCTTTGGATCAGAAACGATCAAAACATTACAGATGTAAGATAACTTACGCTTTTGTTTACGAGCAATTTCCTTGTT